ATGGTATATATCATGGTTACCAGCTAAGATATGAGTTGTACAGTCTCTCATACTAAGAGGTACAAGAAAATCTTGCTTTAAACGATTGGCAGTCATATAGCTAATATACTTACGGCGATCGACAAGATCTCCTAAATGAAACACATGTTTAATATTGTTATTGTCTATATAAGGAAAGAATACATTGTCTAGAAACTTCTTTTGGTAGTCTAAAAACATTACGGCGTCTCCTCTGACGCCGTAATGAGTATCTGTTATAATAGCTATTTTTGTCATCTATACACTTTTCTAATAATCTTGTTCTCAGATAAATCTGTTATAGTATAATCAACCCACCATATACAGTTAGGGGTGAAATTACTAGCTACCCATTCATCAGCTTTATCAATAGATTCAAACTCGATATGTTTGCAGTTGGTCATATTCTCACCACTAGGTGCTCTACCTATTAATATGGTATAAGTGAGTTTGTAGCTCATCTACGAGCTACTTTTTTAACTCCTGCTTCTAGTCTATAATTATTGACTGCTTGAGAACAAGCATCACGAACTCTCTCAAGAATCATGCAATACATCTCACGTTGATATGATGACTGATTCTTGTTATTCAGTTTTTCAATATGCTGAACAATAATAGGTGGAAGCTGGTTATTACGTTGATCTTGATTCATAGCATCCTCATTCAAAGAACTTACTTAGAGAGTTTGTTACTTTAACTGCTTTCTTCTTAGAAGGCAACTGTTGTTCGTAGTTTTTAATAAAGCTATCGGTTATTTCATTAAATTTAGTCTTCTTGGAATCAATACCCATGATTTCATCATTAATATCATACTGTTGCATATTTTTTATTTTAATATAGTGCTCTTTCTTTTCTTTTTTAATTCTTCTGATAAATGCATTATTAATTATTTGCGTAAAATAAGCAAATGGATTCTGAGATCTTTCAGGATTGAAATTTTTGATATGCATGATGCAATTTTCGATTCCATCACATATCATCTCATCTTTGTAAGAATAATTACAGAAATTGGGCTTGTTAGAGAGCTTAGTAGCTATACGCATAAGACTCTCACCCACATAATCAGGTATCTTAGGATCCTGGGTATTATTTTGTTCTGCTAAAGCACAATCCCCATGGTATTTCTTCATTACTTCATAAAGAGTGCGATTGTTGATATAATGTTTTGGTTTACGCATTTTTCAGTTGATCCATTTCTAAGGGTGTATATAATCACTATGTGGTTTTTGAAATTAGTTAATACTACTTGATCCTTTGTGAATGATATGAGTATTACTATACTCTTCCTTCTCATACAGATAAGCATTGTTTAATGCTTGTTCCATTTTAATATTTACTTGATTAATATCGTCAATCATATTCTTTTCAATATTTTTATTAATCTTTAATGATAGGTAATAGTACTTCTGTACAGCAGGATCAAGTTCAGTTGTTGTTATAACATGTTGTTTCTGTAATTCACATACTTTGTATTGTGAGAAAGGAATATACTTAGTAAGTACTATACCAGCATATCCCATATCGTTAACACGTTCTTCCACATGAAGTGGATTATCTATTGTAATAGTTTTTTCAGATACAGAAATTACATCACCAATAATTTCATCACCATTAATTAATCTGATATGCTGAATCATTTTTCTAACTCCACATTATAGGTTTTATATGGAAATTTCTCTTGATTATATATCTTTAATCTTTCCAAGAAATGTAATATAGTGTAGTTCTTTTTTGACTTCCAAGATAGGTTATCAGCTATATCAAACAGCTGAGACTTAGTCTTCTGCTCAGATTTTCTCAATACTCTACCTATTGACTGTAATGTTTTAATTCTCGATTTTGAAGGTGAAGAAAATATAATGTTCTCAAGTGATCTGATATTTATACCTGTAGAGAATGTTTGAGATGATGCTATTATAATACAATCAGTTTTATTCTCAACTATTTTTCTGATATCATCTCTATCTTTACCATCTATTTGCCCATGAATAAAATAAACATCTCTATCAGTACTATCTTTGATCATATCATATAGTATCTGACCATGTTTCTCTACAAACTGAAATAATACCAGCGTATTACCTTTGAGTGATAGTGCTAAGTTCTTGATAAAGTTATTGCGTTTTTTATTACCTACAATAAACTCTATCTCATCTTGATAGGAGTATTGCTTAGCTATCTTCTTTCTCTCATCAGAGTAATTGAGAACAATACATTTGATCTTGAACTCTGCTAGATGTTTTTCTTCAATTAGCTTAGAAGTTGTAGTTACATTAAGTATAGGCCCAAACAAACCTTCAATTACCATCTTATTAGTTTGAGTTCCATCTAATGTCCCAGTAAAACCAAACCGATACTTGCACTTATCTAGATTAGTCATTATCTTGGTTAACGATTGAGCTTTAGCTAGATGACATTCATCTACTACACATACTTCAAACTGATCAAACCATTTCTTGGGCATCTTATATAAAGATTGCCAGGTAGCTACTGTAATATTATGATTAGAATCTTTTTCCTGTCCAGAGAATATTTTATGAATTGGTTCAGTATAACCGTACTGCTCAAAATCAGAACTCATCTGGTGAATGAGAGATGTTGTAGGAACGATAATAATAGTTTTTTTATTATAGAATCTAGTGAGAAGATATATGATAAAACTCTTACCAGAGGCTGTAGGGCTTAGAAGAGTTAATCTAGACTTACGAATACAATTAACAACACTCTCTTCCTGGTAATCTCTAGGTTCAAATGGTAAGCTTAAACTATTATAAAATTCTCTAAACTCATGTAATGAATACTCAGTATCAAGAGAGGTATTAAGTAACTCATATTCAATTTCTTTCTGATTACAGAATTCAATAATCTTATCGAGCAATCCATGGTATATAAGCTTTGTTTTTAAATTAAATAATCGTATTTTACCGTCCCAGAGACCAGCTCTAAACTTGGGCTGAAACCTAGCATTAGGTATATTGAATGTAAAATAATCTGATAGCTCTTGCTCTTCAGATCTCTCACCAGTAATTAGTAGATAAGCTTCATTATATTTTCTTATTTGTAACATCAGCCACCACTCATAAATTTTCTATCATCATGTATTGTCTTGAGAAGAAATCCTCTCTTAGAAATAGAATCGATGATTGATTTAATAAATTCAACTTTTTCTTGCTGTATACCTATTTGTAGTTCTTTATTGATCATATCAGAATCACCTTCCAAATAACCTGATACTTCTTGACGAAGAATTTTACCTCTATCAGGTATTTTCCATCCTTTATCTCTTACATCTTCTTCAGTAGGATTTATTAAGAATTCATACTTTTCTAACTTAAGCTTTTTATAATCAGCTTGTAGTTTGTATAGCTGTAATCTCTCTCCAATGTAGATCTTATAGTATTTTTCATGAAGAGATGGAATGTTGCTTGCTTCTTTAGATATATCAGTTGTATCTATTTTACAGTCTTGATGCCACAGTTCTTGAATAGTCTCAAGCTTCATAATAATCTCCTATATAGAACTAAAATATTATATAGGATTAATATTCAAAAGGCAACTTTATATTTTCTGTATCTCAAATATTCTATACTTGAATATTGCTTCAGCTTCTATATACTGTACGTCTGGTTGTGTTGTATCAAATGTAACATCAGATATTGAGATTGGATAGCAGTCTTTAAACACACAATCATACTTAGGATTATGATTAGAATTTAATATTAACAAAGAAATATCAGATACAATACCCATACCTGATGTGATTGGTTTGGAAGCTATATTAGCATATTCTTGAAATGAATTAGGAAAACCTAAGTCTCTAAGCCAGTCATATATTTCCATATAGTTAACTAGATCTTCATCAACTTTAAATTTGATTCTAAGATCTTCAAAATCAATATGATCACCTGATTTAGGTATCTTAACAAATGGAGTAGCTTGAAATGTTGGTTGAATAGAAAAACCAGGTATATTAACTTGCTGTAGGAAGAAGTTAACGTTAGGAGACTTCTTTATCTGAAACTTAAAGTTCAGAGGACTCAAAAAGTTTCTATTTGTTGGAACATTATCTAGTGCTGACATTTATTAAACTCCATTAGATGTGTTTAATATTTATACAAAAAAAGGGAGCACGGGTGCTCCCTTAGTCTGTCCAGTTTTATCTGGCTTCTTATTTCCTGTAATATTTATCTTCTCTTATAGCTTGATTAAAAAGTTGCGTCTAATCAAAATGTAATATAATATAAATATTATACTGGAATGTATAGGAGATAATTAATGGACCTTTCTAATATATGTGATAATCGTATTTTTGATAAAAAATATATGATTAAACTAAGTCTTAATCAAGAACTAAAAAATAATATTATTGAAGCAACAAATTGGTTGCATATAAGTACACCTTTGAAAATTAGAGCATTAACTATTAATAAAGGATATAC